CTGAGGTAAACAATGTTGGAGCAGCATTTATTGATGACTTAAAAGCAGCAGGATGTTTTGTAGAACCGTTTAATACGCAAGGTACAATTTCAAAAGACATAACTAAAAAAGGAAGCAAGGAAAGATTAATAGAAAAGTTATCTGTATTCATTCAAGATAGAAACGTGTGGATTCCTCCTATAGATTGTATTGTCGATGAGTTAGAATCTTATGGGTGCGAAATATCAGATAGTGGGAATTATAAATATGGTGCACCTCCTGGAGGATATGATGATTGTGTTATATCATTAGCATTATCAGTATGGAATTTAACAAATAAGGCACGAACCGTGCAGATAGAAGCTGCTAGGGCCATGCCAAAAGTAAAAAGAAAATTTATTTATAAATAATAACATGTCAATAAAAATAAAAGGTAAAAACTTAATAATAACGATTCCTATTAAGAAAGTAAAAGAAATTTTAGGTTTGGTCGAAAACAAGGTTGAACCTGAAGCTGAAATTAAGTTAGATATTCAGCCAGAAGTTCAGCCAATTAATATTGAATCAACACAAACAAATGCCAGTTGATTTTGAAAAATGTAGAGCTAACGGTGGAGAAATAAGGACCATTAGTTTACCAGAGGGAAAATACATTCATATTTGTTACGACAAAAATGGTCAGTCGTATCGTGGAGAAGTTAAAACTAAAAAAAAGAAAAAATAATATGACAGACGAAATACAGACAACTTCTGATATACTTCGTATTATAAACTCTGAAATAAATGATTTCGAAACAAAGGACATACAGATTGTTCCACAGTTTTATTTTAATCAGAAGAAAACATTAGAACAAATTTATTATTATTATAATTCCAAGTTTCAGTCTGGAGAAATAGACGAAGATGGCGATAAGAAGTATTTCTATAACATAGTGAGAAATCCTTGTAAGATTTACTCTAAGGCCATAGATTTCGATACAAAAAATATTCGTCTCTTAACTGCAGAAGGTGGTAACCCACTCAAGACATGGTTTATGGAAAGAGACTTAAAGTATTGGATGAAAGACAAACAGTTTGGGAAAGTTTTGAATAGAATTTTTTCAGAGTTACCTATATATGGTTCTGTGGTTTTGAAAGTTGTAGACGGGTATGTGCAATTCGTTGATTTAAGAAATTTTGTAGTAGAACAAAGCGCAGATACATTAGATTGTTCTAACTATATAATAGAGATGCATAATTATACACCAGTTGACTTTAGAAAGGTTGCTAAAAAGATGGGATGGCAAAATGTTGATAAGGTGATAGAAGAGTTTAGAAAGATGAAAGGAGTTAGTCATATTAGAGTTTATGAAAGATATGGCGAAGTTGAAAAAACAGATTCAAAAGGAAATAAGACATATCCTTATGAGAGAGTGTATATTGCAGACGTTGGAGTAGATGAATTTGATAAGAACACTAATAAGATGGTATACCACAAGGGAATTTTATTGGGAGAAACAGAATGGGATGATACACCTTATTGGGAATATCATTTAGAAAAAATTCCAGGAAGATGGTTAGGTATTGGAGTTGTAGAAACATTGTTTGAACCACAGATTCGTGAAAACGAGTTGTGCAACCTTCAGAGTAAAGCTTCTTATTGGAGATCTATTGTATTGTTTAAATCAATGGACCCAGCAACAGCTGGAAAGAATTTGCAAACAGAATCTAGGAATGGAGATGTTTTAGATTCGAGCCAGGGAGATATTAATCAAATTGATATTTCTGACAGAAACTTAGCTTATTTCAATGAAGAAACCAACAAATGGTTGAAGAATAGAGATGAATTAACATTTGCTTATGATGTAGTCCAGGGAGAAAGATTACCAGCTGGGACACCGTTAGGTTCGGCTCAAATAGCAATATCTCAGACATTATCATTTTTTGAAACAGTTCAAGAAAATATTGCACTTGATATAAAAGAAATGTTGTATGCAGTGATAATTCCGCAATTCTCTAAAGAGATAACTCCAGAACATACTATTAGATTAGTTGGAAAAGACTTGGATGCATATGCGTCAATGATTAAAGACGGGATGATAGATGAGGAAATTATTAAATTAGTTATTAAAGGTAAGTTCCCGACAGAGCAAGAGGCAAAGGTTATAGGTATTGCAGTAGAAAATGGGATTAAAAAGGATGGAGAATTGAATAAAAAGATTCAAAAGAATTTTTATAAAGATGTTAAATATGATGTTGACATTGACATAACAGGAGAAAGTGTTGATACAAGAGTAAGAAATGCCACAAAGTTCTCAATATTGCAATTTATGCAGGCCAACCCAGGATGGGAGCAGAATCCAGTAACTAAGAAATTCTTATTTAGCATCGCAGAAGATGGAGGAATAAATTTGAATGATTTTATAAGCAACGAAAGCAAACCAGTTATTGACCAGATAACAGAAATGCAAGGACAAAAAATGGGTGGCGGTGGAGTTAGTGCTCCAGTAATGCCAAATGCTGTAGTACCAGGACAAAAAACACAAACACTATGAACCTAGAAGAAATAGCAAAATCACCATTTGCAGGAGTATTGAGAGAATATCTCTTAGAAGAGATTGCTAAACTTTCAGATATTTCTACTATTAAAGGTACAATAGAAGAAAAAGCAAAGGTATTAGAAGGAAGACAGGAAGCCACGAAGATTTTACATAAATTATTTAAAGGTTTAGAATTAAAAAAAAATTTAGAAATAATAAAAACAAAATATAATTAAACGGAGACAAAACTCCTAAAAATGAATAAACCTATGGCAGATGAAGCCTTGGAGACGGAAACTCCTCAAACCGATGAGGTCACAATTACACCTGAAGTAATTGAGGCAGAAAAGCCTGAAAAATCAAAAGAGTTCCAAGCCATTGAAGCTCAAAAGCATCATTGGAAGGAAAAGGCTGAGAAAGCCGAAGCTCGCTCAAAAGAGCTTGAAGCTGAAGTTGCTAAGTTCAAAGCAACTCAGCCAAAACCTGCTGAATCAAAATCCTTTGGCGTAGAAGACCTCGTTGAGGTAACAAATGCCTTAGAAGGACTTGATTCTGACACGAAACAGTATCTTGTTAAACAACACAAGATCACTGGGAAACAAATCAACGAGATAAAGCAGGAAGAAGACTTTGCTACGTGGCTAGAAGGTCACAAGGTAAAAGTAGAAAAGAATAAAACATTAAATCCCTCTACTCGACCAAGTGAGACAACACGAGAGAAAGGCTTTACCGAAAAACTCGAGGAACTTGATGATATTGATATCAATAAGTCAATCAGAGATTTAGAAGCAAAGCAAAAACTTTTAGAGGAAAAGGGGATGTGGAAAGACCCATCAAGGCGATTCCATTCCAAAAATCCGCTTAACTAGTGATGTCCGCTTAGACGAGAAAGAGAAAGGAAACAACCATGGGACGAGTAGTAAGTAATGATGTCTCTGCTATCCAGCCAGTAATATTTGACCCGATGGTTCAAGTCCCACTATACAAATCATTAGTGGGATTAGAAGTCGCATCAGTCAAACCAATTCCATCTGGAGCAACAGTAAACATCAGGAGATATGGCGATATGTCAGCCCAGACATATACACCTGGCACTCCATTATCAGCCACAAACCAAGATTGGGCATATGACACAATAGTCATAACTACATACAAGCACTCAACATTCTATGTAGACGAAGCTAGGGCAGTTACAGTAGATGTAGACCAAGCTCGTGAATTAGCTCTTAACACAGCTTATCAGTTGAGAGACAAAATTGACACACATGTGTTTGCAAACATAACTGGTACAGATGGATTCACCTCATTTGGTGCAGACGCTGGATTAGTCGGTGGAACAGCACATAGGTCAGTTTCTGCAACAACAGCAAACATTATCAACCTTTTTGCCAATGCCAAGAGATTGTTATTGACAAACAACGTTGAACAAATGGGAGATTGGTGTGCAGTTATCGGTCCTAAATATGGTGCATTGTTAGATATTAAAGCCGCTTCAAGTGGATTTAATACAGCAGACGCAACATTGAAAAACGGTTATTCAGGAGATTTCATGGGCTTCCAAGTCTATGTTTCCAATAACCTACCAACAGGTGTATGTGCGACAATAGCTCCTTCAGTTTCTGGAGGTGTATCGTCTGGAACATGTAAAGCCATCTACTTCGGAAG